CTCTACAAGCCAGTAGTGGCCTTCCCAGCCGCCCCAGTGCCCTACCGTGTAGCTCAGCTCCCTATGGGTCACCTTGAGGAACTTAGCGGGCTTCTGGAGGGTCAGAGCGAACTTAGAGAGACCCACAGCCTCCACAACGGAGTTGATGGCAGGCATTGCGAGGATTGCAGCGGTCAAGTCATGGATACGCATGGTGCGTTACTCCTTGTCAGCGTTGAGGGCTTCGAGCAGGTCAGCCTTAGTGCGGTGCCATACGGCCTCAAGGACCCTACAGCGCGTCAGAGTGCTATCCACCTCGTTGCGCAGCTTCTCCCACATAGGATGTGCAGCGGAGCCCTCAAAGCGCCCAAAGAGGACCTTAGCGGCACGGTGTTCACCCTCAGCCGTGGCTATGCGTTGGTCGAGGTCAGCCAGCTCCTTACGGAGTCGATCAGTGCGATGGCTCATGGTTGTACCTTCATGCGGATCATGTCGGATTCCCAGCGAGGCTCAATTACCGGCTTGAAGGCTGGCCAGATGTCGTGAGCCTTGCCATAAGTGTTGATCTCAGCAACATAACGCTTAGCTGATTTCTTAGTGCGAAACAGTTGGGGCTCAAAGTGAGGGCCTATTGAGCCCGTCACGATGTAGCAGTCACCAGTGCGATTGTCCATGGTGTCACCTATCATGTGTTTGGGTTTACAGTCGTAGGCTCTCTTTGTACTGCAAGTGAGCCCACTGCTTTAAATCCTTTCACTGCCACGCACCGGCCTCAACTCTTCCCAGAGGATGCTGTTTCAGTGCGTGGTGTTACGATCCGAGTTGTTAAAGAGCGTAAGGGTGCCGTTTAGGCCGTGTCTATCAGCCAATTCGTTGCCCTTTGGAAACAAGCTGGAGACTTTGAACTCTCCCAGACCACCTACCCATGACATCTGTTCGGTGACCGTGTTGCTTGTCGATGGAGCCATTTAATCGTGAATCAGTGTTGCTGTCAAGCGTTTTGTTGCTGCCCTATGTGGTGATCTTTTCGACTCCCTTAGTGACTCTTGGCACCCGTAGGATCGCAAGTCAGGAGCTACTAACATCACCACCAACTCAGAGACACCCGTTAGGCCGTGTTTCCTTGTTGATGTGGCTCATTCTATAGACTTGAGACCATGAGTCAACCTGTTTATTCATCCAGTATCTGAGAGACCCTTATAGGTGAACGAACCGGGAGCGCACGCGATAGCCTATAGACCCTCATTGAGTCAATACTGTATGGCTGACCAGTAGTATCATAGAGATACCCTTAGGAGGCCCTTAAAGATGCCCTAAGAGCCTTGAGTTAGAGCCTTGCAATCATAGAATCAACGATCACCCATAACCCTATACATTGGCCTACCTGATAGCCTAACGAGTCCTATAGAGGCTCTCAGGGCCTTCCAGAGGGTCTTACCGTTGGTCTGGTGGCTACCATTAGGAGCGCTGCATTAAGAGGTCATTAGGGCCCTTAGAGGTGACCATTAGGAGGCCCTTATAGAGTCATTGCTCTAATGACCAAACAGATAGGGACACACAGACTACTGTATGAATCCACAGGTTGACTATCAGCCCCTCATAGCCCATCATTAAGTCACCTCAACGGTAACCCAAAGGAGCCCACCATGTAGTCATCATCGAGTCACCTCATCGTATCCCTCAAGAGATCATTGAGATGCCCTATGGGGATGAGAGGCCCTTAGGATGGCTGAGAGAGGCCCTACGGGGGGATTCGTCGGTGTTTGTCCATGAGAGGTGCCCCTTCAGATTTTTCTATCAGATTCTCATTAGGACTTCCTTGAGGATCAGTATCAGCCCTCATTAGGATATCGTCCAGTACCGTCTATCAGGTGACTCATGGGAGACCCTAAGAGCCTTCTGAGGGACCATTAGGGTGTCCTTAGAGTTGTTGCTCTAATGGCTCAAGGAGGTAGAGTGGAACGATACCGAACTTGAGCGTGTTGGCCTTGGCTATTCACCGCAGCCTCCTACAGCGACACACACGAGGGTCTCAACCCAGCCCATTACGCCTGAGCCTGAAGTGACCCCGAAGGTGACCAGAAGGACACCGATGAGCTTGTAGGTTGACCGGGAGAGAGCCAAGCGCTTGATCACAAGGATGAGCACGGTGGCTTTCTCTCTGGTCATGGTTACTTGTCTCCTCTAATGATGATAATCCTTAATCAGGGTCCGTCAATCATCCTTCGACTGACATGATGCTCATGATCCCGAAGGTTGTCTTTAAGGTAGATCCTATAAGACCCCCCTACGGTAGCCATAGTGAGGGTTTTTAAATTCGTATTGAGAGTGACCGGAATTCCTTCTCCAGTCACGTTCTCAGGTGCCTACCAGCCCATGTAGTTGCTCATGGACCCATCATCCTCGTAGTAGATATCCACCGACTCACTCACAGAGATCCTACGGATGTCCTCAAAGCCCATCAGTTGGTTCTCCATTTGAGCCTCAAGGAACTCCTGCATCATCTCCGACTCACCCACCTTCGAGTCCTTCTCCATGGATTCCACAAAGAACTGGACGCCGATAGCCAGAGCATCGAGTCGGTCATCATGGGCCAGAGAGCCACGCTCACGGGTGATCCGGGTGAGCTGGTAAAGGAGGCTGTACTTGGTGTCAGTGGTACCATCGTTGTTGAGAGCCGTCCGGTAGTCCTTATCAATGAGGTCCTCGCTGAGTACCAGCTTATGGCTGCCCAGTACGGGCTCCAGAACGTCACAGATGCGCATTTCCTTCTGACCCTTGGACTTGACCTCAGTGATTGCGCAAGGGTACGTAGCGGTCATCACAGGGCTGAATAACTTCAGGTACATACCGTCACCAAAGTTGCCCTCGATCACCACCTCGTTGACCTTGAACATCTTGGCGATGTTCGCAAGGGATTGAAGAGTGGTGTCCTCATAGCCCCCACGGAAGCCCCCAGCGTCCATCAGGAAGATGTAGCCGTTGAGTTGGTACAGCACTGCATAGCCAGTCTCATCCTTACCACGGCCACTTGGGTCGATCACAAGGACCTTCTGAGCGTAGTGCGCAGTGGATTGACCGACACCCTCATAGCGATGGAAGCGGTCACCTTTGAGACCCACCAGAGGAACCCCTTTGACCTCGTTAGAGGCGTTGGGCATCCAAGTCAAGGTGGTTGGTCCCTTCATCATGTCAAACGTGCCCACGATGAAGTCACGCAGTTTCAGAGGGTATTTCTCAGCGTCACTCAGGTTAGGGTTGAGCATGAACTGGAGGGCGAAGCCACCTTTCCCGTAGGAGAGTTCCCGCTCACGTAGATCCTTATCGTCGAAGCGAACCGGGTCGGTTGGTTGCCAGAAGAGGCCCTCATCCGTCATCAGCTCAGCTTGAAGCATAGGAGCCAGCCGGGGCCCGTAGGACTCCCAGTCCTTCTGATCCTTAGGGTATCTTGCAGGCCAGATGGTAGTGACGTAGCCACGGCCTTCCAGCTCCCTGTAGAGGGTCATCTCGGTCTGAGGGGTGCCCAGATAGATGATCGTTCCACCCGGCTTCAGGATCGCATCGAACTCCTTAACGAGTTCTCCGAGGTGATCGCGTGATGCCTGGGTCCCAGAGTTGTTCGGAACCTCCACGTCATCCGCGATGAGGATGTCAGCGCGACTACCTGTGAGCTGCCCGGTGATACCAACCGACTTCACCGATGGTGAGTGGTCAGGCTTAGCGGGGCCCACGTCGAAGGCCAGAGCGGAGTCTCGTTGACCGGCTCGTGGCTTCAACTCATGGAGGAATGGGAGAAGCTCAATGATGCGCTTAATGAAGATGCTGTTCGCATCCGCCCGCTCTTTGGAGGCAGACACAATCATGAACTTAAGGTCTGGGTTGCCCCACAGCTTCCATACGACGAATGCGCAGGTGATGAAGGACTTGCCAATACCTCGGAATGCTTGAAGGATAAAGCGGCGCTGGTCACCACTGGAGAGCTTCGCAGCCATGTCGATTTGACACTTGGTTGGCTTGGGAAGATTCAGGGCTCGCCATAAAACAAAGAGGAACAGGATAAAGCTTTTCTTGATTCGTTCGAGGTCATCGTCCTTTTGGTCGGTCATTAGGTTCCTCCTTGAAGTAAACCACAGTGAAACTATCGCGCCGATGGCGGATGTAGTGACTCCTGTATTGATCTGAATGAAACTTCATTAAGGCCAGAGCTTCGACCTCACTGGAGCATTTATCGGTGAATGTCGGTCGCGGAAGTTTTCCCACTTTGGTCATTAGGTTCTCCTTGCAGTGTTCTTACTACTCCTTGCAGATACGTCACTTGGGCGTCTGCTCTTTGGGCTTCTCCGATAAGAAATTCAGAAGAGTCTGTTCGTAGTTCGGCGCGACCATCGCTGAGGGATCTACCGTCACCTGTGACGCAACGGACGGTCTCATCAGCGAGGGCGACTGACAGCCGGATACCATCGCTACGCAAAGCATTAACAGTCCGATTAGCAGATGCCTTGCTCGCTGCAAGATGGGCTTGCCAGTTGTTCGAGAGATCAGCGAGGGCTCTTTGGGTTGTTTCACGTTCCACCTCCAGTTGCCTTACGGCTGCAAGTTGTTCGGTTTGGGACTTGATAGTCCATTGAGTGTTTTCGTCAGAGCGTCCTTTGGCGTAGACCAGTCCGAGACCGGCCAGAACCAAAAGGCCCCACATGACGAACTCTTTAAGGTTCAACATATAGGGCCTCCTTTAATGCGTGCTGTTAGAGCCGTAGAGTTCCGCATCGGACAACTCAGGGACCTCATCGAGAGCAGCAGCCAGATCACCCAAGAGGGATGCGTTTGGCTTCAACTTAGCGATGGTGAACTTGTGTCGTTCGAGGAGTTTCTCAATGGCGTTGTAGAGTTGCGGTGTGCGCTTCTCAGGGTCCCGTAGGTCTTGAAGCATGTACTGAGCCTTCTCGGTGTCGATGGCCTCCAGTAGTTGCTCCAGAAGGTTCTCCATGTTGCTCATTCTTTGTTTACCTCCTTGTCCTTTCGGCGTTCTTCTTTAACGGTCTTGTAAACCACGATTACAGTCATCACGAGGGAGTACAAAACGGCGGATGCGTAGAACCACTCTGAAGGTGACAGCCCCAAGAACAGGCGAGCTGCCACGTCAGTCACAGCGGCTCCTACAACGGGGGTCGCTTGAACCACGCCGTTGTTGAAGTCGATTTGAATCATTAAGGGTCTCCTTTAGAAGTCGGCGTGGAGTGAGATTTGCCAGTCCTGTGTTGAGGTTGGCCCTGAGGTCCATCTCCAACCAGCGGGGTCAGCCGCCCATGAGGCACCACCTGTTCCACCGCTAAGGAAGCTGACGTTTGGAGTGAGCCTCTTAAGGGTGTTCCATTTCATCCAGAACCACGCACCGTTGGCTGCGGTTGCAGTGCCCCAGATAGTTTCGTAGTAGCGAAGGCACATGGAGTACTCAACTGGATATAGGCGGGTCTCAAAAGGTGTCGAAAAGGCTCCACGCTCAAGTTGGACACGAGACAAATCCACCGTCCCGTTGACCTTCCCAAGGGCGTTGGTGCGTGCATCAAATGACGACCCAGCACTCATCCAGATGGTGAGAAACACGCAGCTTGTGACGCCGTTCGCAACCGTCTTACCGGCAATGCTTGGTAAGGTCACGGTGACCTCGTATTTCTGCCAAGATGTAGTGATGGCAATCTTAGTGACACCGATAGTGTTCACATCAGTAGAGCCACCAGTACCAAAGTTCTGGCCAAACTCAATCGCGATGTTCTTAGCAACGTCCGCCTTGGCCCAGAACGAGAGGGTCACAGTCCCAGTAAGGGTCCGAACATCCTCGTGGTGGTAGCGAATCATTGCGAAGTCAGTAGTTGCTGAGCCCGTAGTGGCGGTGGTGCGCATGAAGAAGATAGGGCCACCGGGGATCGTTGTGTCACCCAGCGTGTGATATTGCAGGGATCGGCTAATAGTCCCGGACGATGCGGTGCTGTACCAACGATCCGCCGAGTACGCTGAGCCCGCTGTGAATGGGCCAGCCCCACGCTGCCAGATGTTGAAGTCGCCATTGATGATCACATTACGGAATGAACGATCAGCCGCAATGATCGACCCTACGGACGCAGCATAATCACCAGCCTCTACGGCGCTCGCAGCGGACGCATCAGCTTCAACTTCAGCGCGATCAGCCTGAGCAGTCGCAAGGGTAACCTGAGCGGCACCATTGGTGGTGGCGAGGCCAGCCTGAGTGGTTGCAATGCCAGCCTGAGTGGTCGCCAGAGCTACCTGAGCAGCCCCGTTAGTCGTCGCAAGACCGGCCTGAATCTCGGCCTTACGGCTGTAGTGGTAACTCGAATAGAGGCCACCAGAGACCACCGAGTCTTCAGCCTTCGAGGCCCAGTCTTTGGAGGACAGGTTGGACACCTCAGAGGCGTTCGCTGATGTCAGCGCGTTACCCTTGTAGGTGTTCGCCAAGTCACGAGCAGCCTCAGAGGCGATCCTTGCGGTAACCGAGAGATCCTTAGCGGCCACAGAGGCATCACGGGCAGCCTCAGAGGCCACCTTGTTGCCCAGCGTCGAGGCTGCATGATCCAGCTCATAGCGAAGGGTCACAGCGTCACCCTCGTTGATTGGGTCTGCCACGTTCACGATGCGTCGAGCACGAGCGTCAAGGTTGCCATCGTTGTCCACGCCGATTGTGTCAGCGGTCAAGTCACGGGCTTCCTCAGCGATGTGCAGGGATTGCACCTGAGAGGTGTTCAAATCGTAGGCCCGCAAGATCGAACCATCAGCGAAGTCAACCAGACGTTCCGTGGCGGAAGTCAGACGGCGAATCTCGATGAGGTCGTAGCTATCGGCAGGGCCCCAAGCAGAGCCACGCAAGGTGGTGATCTGGGTTGGAGTGGAGAAACGGTAGTCGGTGTTCAGGATCAGCTCACGCCGGTCAACACCAATCAATGTGACGACCACGAACTTTCGAGCGAGATACTCGAAAGGGATCGTGAAGTCCTTGAGGGTGCCATTGAGCGTGTATGTCCGAACTGTCTTCGGGATAGCCATATGGTCTCCTTAAGTCAGAAATAGAAAGGGCCCCAAGAAGGAGCCCGTTAGCCATAGTGAGGGGTTTTAGCGACCTCGCTTCCCGTACTCCATGCCTTGTTCCTGCATGAGCGCATTGAGAGCCCGTTGCGACACTGGGTCGTTGGGGATGAGGTTGCGTAAACCGTTGTAGAGGGAAGCCTTGTATTGCTGGTCCATGGAGCGGCCTTCTTCACGCATGAGCCCAGCGGTGCCGGAACCAGCCTGATAGATCGACCCAAGGACACCAACCCCAGGCACTTGCTCAAGGAGTCTCGACTGGAAGTCTTGAATGCCAGAGGAGCGCAATGGGGAATACTTCACGGCCTTGTTACGCTCGCTGTACTGAGGCCCACGAGGGAGCACAGAGGTACGCACAGCAGCAGCCGCATCGAAGCCCAGAGGGGCCATAGCGAAGTTCGCAATGCCCAGTGGGGAACCAACGTGAGAGCTACGCGATGCAGCGGCATAGGCAATCATGTTCATGTCCAGAGAGCGCTTGAGGAAGTCTCGGCGTTCTTCTTGAGGCATCCCCTGAGCTTGCACGTAGCGTTGCGCCACATAGAAGCTCGCAGCGAGGCCCAGAGAGATCCCCACTTGCATGGTCTGGTCGATGGCCTGCTTGTTCTTGGTGGCGTTGTAGACACCTCTCACGAGGCGACCATTCACGGAACGGAAGACAAAGTTCTTGAATTGCATTGCCAGCTTCATCCAAGCGTTCTGAGCGATGGAGTCGGAGTTACTCAGCTTGTGAGGACGCAGCACGGTTTCATCCGCCACCTTGTCACCCATCCGCCAGATGTCCATCACCCGAGGGTCTTGCTGGAACTTCGCCCGGTCACGGACCTTAAAGCCACCTTTAGGATCAGCCACGAGATGCTCCTTGAGAGCGTTCCGCATGTCACCAAACTGAGCCTCGGTGATCGACATCGCGTGGAGCCGTTCCTTCGAGAACAACTTAGAGGGCTTCCCAGAGAGCGAGTGATTCACGAGGTCCACCAGAGCACCTTGACGACCAGCGTCCATGATGTAGTTGGAGGTCTCAGTGAGGAACTTGGTGAATGGCGAACGAGCCGCTACCTCACCAGTGGCGAACTTCAAGGTGCCCACAGCGTTAGCCACGAGCTTGCCACTGCCTTGGTTCCGCAAGCGATCAACGATGTCACTGCGACGGGGGCGGATGAGGTCATCCAGTTCCCGCCCAAAGATCATGTTGTGCATGTCAGCCAGTTGCTCAGGCTTGATCTTGGTGCCCCAAGTGGTCATCTCACGCAGGAACGGGACACCCTTCATGAGCATCCGTGTGTGGCCCTTAGTGATCAACCCAGCGACCTCTGTGAGGTTCTGGACGCCCATGTAGGCGTTCTTGGTGGCGAACGATACGTCAGTCAAGGCACGAGCGAACGTTGCAGCGGCGCTGTCAGGGTCCCGTCGAGACCGCCCAGTGAGCAGCTTGATGGACTCCTGCAAGGCTTCCACTTCCATGGTGTTGCCATTCTTGGATTTGATCTTGAGGATCGCGTCCTTGAGGGACTTGGTGTCCTTACCAGTGGCAGCCATGATCCCAATGTCACCATTCACTCGACGGTTGTACGAGGAGGTGATCTGAGGAACATCGAAGGTGCGCAGGTCATTCACAGAGAAGGTGGTCCCATCGCTGAGTTGAACAGCCATGTCGGAGTCAAAGAGGTGACGGCCTTCGAGGAAGTTATTCGCCTCCTGACCAACCAGACCTTCGAGGTTATCGTCGATCAGCGAGGAGCGGTTGAAGTCAGCCGTGTGGCTAATACCAAACGCCTTGTTATGGGCGTACTCCACGACTGCCCTTTTGAGTTCCTCTGGGGTTGCCACTTTGCCGCCCTTCTCGATGCCCTCCTTGATCATCTTGTCGATCCGGGTGCGGACGGCAGGACGACTCAGGTAGCTCGCCATCCAGCTCTCAACGATTGCCTTTTGGAGACCCTCAGGGCCACCGAAGCGTTGGATGTTGAGGAGCTTAATTGCATCGTCATAGATGTTCGGAATGTACCGACCAGAGTGACGGGTCGCTGGCATGATCGACACAGCATCCATGTTGCCGTACATCGCTGGGTTCTCAAGAGACTCCTCCTTGCGGATGAAGTGATCCTCAACAACCTTGGCGTAGTTCTTCTCGGCTTCGGTCAGCTTACCCATCTTGGCCCCGGTAGGGTCTTCGATAGCTTCAGCGATCCGACGATCCACATGCTCACGTTGAGCCTGACGACCACCGGGCAGGGACTTCACAGAGATGTCCTTCATGGCTTCTTGCTGAGCCTCCACCATGGCATTGAGGGCCACATGATCTTGGCCACGCTCACGCTCGATCACGTCAGCAGCCACAGCACCAAACTTACCGTTGGAACCTGACTCACCGCCCACAGGGGAGCGGAACAGTTGGGCACCAATGCCACGCAACTCCTCATCCTCTGAGCGAGTCAACGTCAAGCCAATCTCAGTGAGACCACCAAGTCGGAACCCAGCAGCAGACCGCTCAGGTTCCAGCTCGGCCATCGCCTTGATCAGCTTTGGGTTGAGAGGGTTGGCAGCACCAAGGATGGAGCCATCACGTAGACGCACCGCACCGGGTTCCGAAGGGTGATCCACATAGTCAACCCCAAGGGCCTCCTGAGGCTCCTCATCGGTTTTCCAAGGCATGATGGTAGGGTCTTCAGTACCAGCTTGACGCGCTTGTTCACGGGCCTGTAAGCGGACGCTTGGACCCACGAATTCGTTCGGTTGGCTGGCCTCCATGTGGCGCGCAAGGATACCCTCAACGGTATCGTCAGGGAGTTCCTTACGGCCTTCTTGCTTATGGCTTCGCTCACCGTGCATCCCAAGGATCTTTTCGAGGTACTCATCGTCCATCTCATCCTCAGCCTTTGGCGCTTGTGGGAGCATGCCATCCTCAAGGTCCACTCGCTGGTTTGGCAAGGCAGAATCACCGTGCATTGCGAGCACCTTTTCGAGGTCATCATCGGACATCTCTTCACGGCCTGGCTTAACGAGTGACTTGGCGATCCACTTATCCAAGACAGCAGCCATGGTGCCACCAATCGCAGCACCGCCCACAGCAGCACCAAGGTAGTGACCCTCGATCCCAGTGGTGGCTTCCTTGATCCCTTCACCGGCTACAGCCATGCCACCAGAGAAGGCAGCTTGAGCACCCACACGAGCCCCAAAGGAGCCCAGAGCGGTGCCGGGGATGGGAACGTAGGTCAGTGGGTCAACCAGTGCGCCGACACCGCCAGCAGCCAACTGAGAAGCCCAGCCCGACTGACGCATAGTCTGGTCGTGAGCCATGTTCTCTTTGGCGAGAGCGATGGCCTCTGGGAGCTTCTTCTTGTCGTACCGTGTGTAGTCGCCAATGAACCCAAAGAACTGGGGATCGACACCCTCCTTACGGATCTGGTCGTAGTCCTCACGGGACCACTCACGGTCGCCTGTGTCCTGCATCCATTCGATTGGGTCATGGTCTTCCACGGAGATGTTCCGATAGATCTGACCCGGAAGGGATGTCGCAAGGGCAGACTTCATGGATTCGACAGAGTTGTACCAAGCGTCATGCTCAGGGTTCTGTTCAAGCTCCACCTCACGGAACGACTTCTCTAATTGAGGGATCGCGCCGGGAGTCTGCATGTTCATCGTAGAGCGATCACCAAGGCTACCTCGCTCCACTTTAGAGGTCGCTGAGATTCCTTGGGTAGCCTTGAAGAACTCAGCGGTTTGCTTTGGGGCATCAGGCCCATCGAACCATTTACGGGAAGGTGAGTCACCCGCCACGTCCAGAAGGTTCGCCATGTACTGACGACCCTCAGGGGCGATCTTGGAGAAGTCACCTTGATCCAGTGCAGCCAGTTGAGGGGCACCCAGTCGGCCATTCCCTTGGTTGTACGCAAGGGCAGCCTTAAGGTAGTCCCCTTTGTAGGTCTTCAGGAGGTCAGCAGTGTGTTTCGCAGCGGCCCCGATAGACTTGGCAGGGTCAAAGAAGTCCTCATCTGTAACGAGCCCGTAGGCCTTCCCAGTGGCACGAGTGAACTGACCCAAGCCTCTTGGCCCCGTAGGGCTCTGAGCTTGTGGATTGAAGGACGACTCATTGAAGATCTTCTTGTGCAGGTAGTCATAACTGACACCGTTGGCGTCCGCTGCCTCACGGATCATGCCATCGTATTCCGTACCAGTAGCCTTAACATCAGCGTAGGTTTTCTTAGCCATGGTTCCTCCTAAATGAATTAGAGAGGGCCCTTGCCCCCTCGGATGAAGTCTTTGTACAGACCTTGATTGCGTTGTGCCTTGTCCACCGTCTCGCTCATCGCCTGCTCAGCAGCAGCACGCTTCCGCGCCTGATAGATCAGACCCAGTTGTTCACGAGTGATGGTGATGCGTTCGCCAGTCAATGCGGTGATCTGAATGTTCCCCGCTCGGTTGGCCTCGATGGTCACCGGGGATTCAGCCCAGTACGGACTTGCAGCCTTGATACCGGCCACAGTCTCATCAACGATCTGCTTACCCTGCTCCCACGAGTTGGCGTCATCAGGGTCGGCCATCAGGTCCTTCTTGTTGACCATCCCTTGGTAGCCGTCTTGCACATCCTCATCGGCACCCTTGAACGAGATGGTGTTCTTGTCCAGCCACTGCGACAGGCGCCGAGAGGCATCCGAAGCGTCACCAGTAGAGGCCACAAAGGAGTCATAGAGAGAGCGGGCCATCGTGTCCATCGTGTTGGGGATGGCCGAGAGGTTCTTGAACTCAGAGTCTCTCTTAAGGGCTTCCCATTGGATGTTCCTTTGGATCTGTTCTTCCTTGGGCAAGGCGTTGTTGCGCTTGTCCGCTTCAATCAGGACCGCTGGGTTAATCCCCGCGTGTTTCATCTGGTTCATCTTTTCAATGAAGCCAGCCTTGTCCGGGTAAAGGGATGCAATGAGCGATGGTTGCTGGCCGTAGATGCGGGTCAGTTGGTCGATCTTAGGGGTCTCCCCAAGTTCACCCAGAGCTACCGCCCCGGTCCACTCATTGTTGGCGTCGTCGATCAGCGTTTGGAAGCCTCGACGGAACGGACCATCAGCATGGTCAAACTGCAAGAGCTTGCCGCGCAGGAGATCCTTCTGTTCCACCGGAACGTTCATCGCTTCGATCTGGCCCAGCTTCTTCTGAGCGTAGGTCGCCCAGTCGGATTCCTTGTACTCGCCAGTGTTGCCATCGACGGGCATATCCTTCTTAGCGGTGCCTGCAAGATCACCCTTCATGCGACCCTCGTAAGCCTCATCAATGCGAAGCAAACGGTTGTCAGTCATGGCAGCCTCTTCGGTGCCCTTGAGGGTCCGTTGAGTGTCCTGCTTGACCCGCTCCAGAAGGTTAATCTCAGCGTTGATCAGAGCTTGCTTCTGAGGGGTCATGTGCTCAGTGTCCTGCACCCATTGGTTCTGGGTCTTGAGAGACTGGATCATGTCCCAACCACGAGCCGCATCGGTCTGATTGGTAGCCTCAGCGATGCCCAGTTGGAACTTCTCATAGCGTGGCTGGTTGCGCTCATAGGCAGCCTGAGAGGACTTGGCCAGAAGGTTGTCGTA